TACATTAAAAAGATAGGGCATAAGCCCTATCTTTTATATTACATCCATTGGAATAAAAACTGTGTGAACACGTAAACTAGTAAATTCTTCTGTAAAAATCATTTTACATGTATTATCAGCTTCCCAAGTAATTGTAGGATCAGTGAAAGTACCTGTTATTTTATGATAATTACTAACACGTGTAACAGTTGTATCTAATCTAAACAGATCAAATTCAAACGCAAGGTTTCCATTTGAATTAGTTCCTTTTACGCAAACATAAATTTTACCGAAAATATTAATCAATTCATCATAAAAGCCAAAGTACATAGCAGTTAATAAATCAAATGAAAATTTAGTACCTCTACCAGTAGAAAATCTGGTTGCATTAATATTTTTAATATGTCTGAGGTATCTAGGACTGTATGAACCAAAGTCATATGTTTGTGATTTATCAGCGTTACTAATGACCAGATTATTTATGTTAAAAGCAATATTATTAACGATTGGCAATAGTGAATTAAAGTCAGTGTAATCACCCGGAACAAATATTCTTTCAATATCGCTTCTAAATCCTAAAGGAGATTTACCCTCAGCCGTGATATTAGTGTCGTTAAAATTTTCAATCACCTGAAAAATACAAGAATTAAAAATATACGGTCTACCTCTATCATTGTTATATCCGATGAACAGTCCGTTTTGTACAGCTTTCCAAGTAGCAAGCATCTTTAACGATTCGAACCAACAATTTTGAAATGTTAAAGAACGGCAATCACCTCTTGCTTCATTATTGACACCACGATAAGCTTGAATACCTGTAAATCCCTTTTCAAATGTGCAATCGTAGAATACGTTATTATTTGAGCATGTAGAACGAACGAATACAGTAGATTCATTGTTTTGTCCCTCAAAATGCACATTTTTAAAGCAATTGCAATTTGTCAAAGTATTATCTGGAATTGTCTCGCTAATCGTAGATACAGGTAGCATATCGACAGCAATATTAGAAAATGAGACATTTCCATTTGTAATAGATGAGTTATAGCAGGTGATAAAACGGATGAAGTTTTTTCCAGTAAAAACAAAGTCATCTAATAATAAACAACCACCCCATGTTTTTTCTTTGCGTTCTACAAAGAACATAGTGCCATTATCAGCCTGATAACTACCGCCTTTCACAACAGATGGATTGAAATAGGTGCCTAAAGCATGAATACCATATTTGTCACCTGTATAAGTAATTTTCCCTTCTACAATTAATGTTTTACCAGGGTTTAATACAATCGTATTTTCCAGAAGATATAAGCCAGACGGAATATATACAATATCATAAGTTTCTAATCCAGTGTTTACGATATCAGAAATATCAGATGAAGCATCGTTTTTTGCGCCATGTTGCACGATATTATACCAATCTGGCACGGTAAATTTAGACAGAATTTCTTCTAAGGAGCCGTCTAAAAACGCCTGATTCATCCAATTATTAACTTCCTCCTGCAAATCCAAATTTTCAAAAAAGTCTTTCACAAAATCATATAACGTTTTAAAGTTCTCATCCACGCATTGCTGTGCTTTCACAACATCTCTAACCACACCGAACAAGTACGCCACCTGCTCTGACAAACTGGTTCCCTTGCACTCATCATATACAGACTGAACCAGAGGAGCGTGGGAGCAACACCACGCCTGCAACTGTCCAATCACGCAAGAAAAATCATAACATTGATTTACACTTGGCACTTGATAACCCATACTATTCATCCTCCTTATCAACAATAATAATACCCTCATCAACCATTTCCTGAAACTCTAACGGGTCCAACCATATATCTTCTCTTAAATACGGATCCACACGAAAACCACCACTGTCCGCATCAAATGTAGCTTTTACCCAACCTTTTAACATAACGAACCATCCTCCATTTCTTGAATTGCGGTAGATACCGTGAACTCGGGCTGTACCGCAATGATACGTTTTAATAATATCACTGAATAGGAATCCATCACTCTAAGCTGTTTATTCAAATAAGACATTTCTTTCTTTGTGTAAGAACGATGTGGGCAATCAATTTCTATTTCAAGAAGTTTACTTCTCAAATAGCACTGTAAGAACTCCGCTTTTAGGCGATCCATATAGGAATTAGAACACATTAGCATAGCAGTTTTGTGTAAATATTCGATTGCTTTTATTGTTGTCACGGTCTCACCCCCAAAAATAAGGAATCCAAATCCTGAATGATTTCCTGATTTATATTATACACGATATCTCTCCACTTTTCAATCACCTCAGCCGGAAAAGCGCCTTGTCTACCAAGGAATGTTCGTTCCGTCGTAGAACTGGTTTTCTCAGAATGATCTTCTGTCTCATTTACTGTCTTATCCGTCTTATTATTACCCGAAGCTGTGCCGTTCACCGTCTGTTTCGACTGTCCACGATTCATTGCGGAGGCGTAATCATTACCGGAAAAGTTCACTTGAGGGTTATCAGACTCAATGGACTGAGAATTTGCGTCCGTAGTCGTATTATTCGTATCAGAATAATTCCCGATTGTATTGTCCGTCATATCCCTGTTTTTATCACCAGAGGCTGTACCAGAATCAGAACCGTTCATTTCATAATCCAGGTTATGCGTCATATCTACACCCTGTTCATTCAGCATGGTTTGGAACATCTGCTTGTAGTACGGCATCCGGATGGATAGCTTTGTATAGAGCATCTGCTTATGGAGATTCACGGTTTCCTGTCCAATCTCATTCATAAAGTAGCGGTGCAGGAAGAGCTTTTCAAACTCTGTTTTGCTATCATCCGAATCCTCATACCACGGAAACGGAAAGGAGAAAAACTGCTGGTAGTAGTTGTTCACCAGATCCCAAGGAGAAAGATTCACGATCATTTCTCCCGGGTGGTTTTTCATGTAATCAGCCTGAGCGTATTCTTGTAGTATATTCTTTATCGTAGTCGTTATCATAAAACGTTACACCTCCCTCGTTCGCTTCGCTCACACCCTCGAATTCCTTGGCAGGCTCCGCTTGCCTGAGCGGAATTCTCAGTGTACGGAAGAACAGTCTCCGTAGACAGCAAGCTGTCAACTACGACTAGTTTCGTTATCATCTATCATTTCACCGTCCTCCCGTTCATCAGCCGGTATTCCATTAATGAACCCATTAATAGACGTTGGCAGAATGGAATTAAATTTTACAGAAGCATTCCAGCCCCATAGCTCGTTGCATGCGTTGATCGCCCGGATTCTCGGTGCAAGTCTTGAGTTTCTCATCCCCTCTGTTTCCCCGTTATTTCCGTCTACCTCACCGTTTATCAGACGTTCTCGCTTTTCAACAGGGTTTGACTCGTAGCCGCAATCTGTCAGGAACTGACTGAGCACGATTTTAAACTGCTGTTGTAATTTATCAGCGACATATGGCGCATCAATCTTGAGTGCTTTAATGAGACTGAGATTCACAGTGTCTCTGGTTTTAATCACTGGCACGTTCGCTTCATAGCTGGCACCAATGTTGTCATAAGTAAGCCTCATATCATCCGGGCTGGACAATACTACCGGAGTTCTCTGAGCGAAAATGTTCACATCGATGGTTCGCCAGATATTGGCGAGTTTCTTTGCGTACATCCGTGCGATTTTCGCATAAGAGAACGGCGCAAGAGAATTCCACATCAAGACAGAATTTTCTTTCCCGTAATATTCCAGATATCCGTTGATCGCCCACACTTGCCGAAGTTCTGGGATCCCGTAAATATCCGGCATACCTTGTAAGTTCACTTTCATAGCGGCGTACATATCAACCAGATCATCATAAATAAACGCAACGACTGGGTTGTAGAATAGTTGTTCTTCCACCCAAAATGGCTGAATCTCATCCGGTAGCCCCTCATAAGTAATAGAAGCCAAAAACAAATTTTTCAATTTATAGAAAAAGTACACTTCCTCCATGTCACAGGAATCCGATTTAAAGTTTTCGTAGACACGAAAAGGATTTCGCATGGTATCACCTCCTAATGTTTCTCATTTCGTTTAATTATTCGCAAGACCAAAGTTCCCGATATCATTGGTGTGCCAAATAAATACCCCGTTATCAAAGATGGCTCTCAGCTTCTTTAACTGATCGAGGTCTACTTTTCCGGTGATACCGCACCCCACTGTTTTTAAGTAATCCCACGAAGATCGGTTGTTCATGGTTGGCGTTACTAATGACCGAACCGGATATCCAAACACAGTCCAGTAATCATCAATTCTTTCCGCGAATTCCCTTGTAATGGACATCAAGTAGATATCTACCCTTTGCAATTCAAGACCTGCGTTGATAGCAGAGTTCAACGCCTTTCCATGTAATACGTTTGGTTCTAACTGCTTTTGTTCTCTTGTTACCATGATATCACCAACCGTATTGATCGTGTTTGACACAGCGCTTGTGCCCTGTGAGATTGCTCCACCGACATCCCCTGACCTTGCGGACGCTACAGCTCCTGCGATCTGTGTTCCAATAGAAGCCCCGGATGTCACAGCGTTGATGGTCTGGGCATTTTGATTGTAGGCAAGCCATGATTTATACACGTCTGTATTAAAGGCGCACACCGGAAAATTCGTGTAAGTAAGGGATTCCGTATAGTTTTCTTTTGCTCCCTTATAATTCTTCGGGTAAAATAATACACCCGGCGTTGTACTCATAGCACCCTCCGCAACAAAGTGTAATGCGTGATTCGCCTCACTGGAATACTCAAACATATAGGTGTTGCTTTGTCCGCTGTTATTATCCGCAATAGCGTATAAATAAGGAGAAGAGTATAGTTTGTTGTTCTTTGGTGTATATCCTCCAAACGGAGTTCCTATTTGAAAAGTCCCCTCTACCGTAGACGGGTCAACACCTCTTGCGGCGTTGATGCAGATAGAGGGTGCCATGATTAAATTGGCGATCGCTGTTTCACCGCCGTTGTCTGTGTATTCTTTTAGTTTTGCATTGAGCTGTTCTACGCCTTTCTCTGTGGCAATATAGGTATCAAGCCCAGTGCCCCAATATACATTATCACGGAGAGCGCCGTCAATGGCATCCCCCTCTGGTGACTGTGTCGCAAGCAGGGCGGCGTACATCGTTCCAAAGGATACAAACGTATGCTGATAGCAGACGAAATCCCCGGTCTCAATGGATTCAGGAAATAAATTGTTTCCAATCGTATCTTGACTTTTTGGAATGTGCATCCGGTCTACAAAGCACGGTTTCATGGTACAATTATAAATGTTATTCTGCCAGATATCCAGTTCAAAGTGCACTCTGGTTGTTTCCTGCGATAGCCATTCAATACTGGTAATAAAAGCAAACACCCAAGTATTACTAAATCCTTTATTCAGGAATGTCATGTAATTCAAATCCAGTGTCTCCATTTCCGTGAACGGGATTTTCACCTCTAAAGACCCAACACGGATCGGGGCAATCTGATTCAACCGTTCATCTTGATATAATATCCGGTATGATTCCAAAGAAGAAAGGGCTTCTAATTGGGAGTTATACAGCCTCACATGCTGATAGGAATTATCCCAAGGAACACCGGAGTATAACCGAAGATTCGATTGTGGCGCTCTAGCCGATACATTTGCCTGAGACGGCATAGGGATCATATTTTCCATGTTCTATCTCCTTTCTCGTTCGACTAGTTTTAAGTAAGAGGCACCGTAATGTTTGGTGCCTCTTATTATACTAGTTTATGCATCAGCTTTTTTTGTCGCTGTGATCGCCTTTTTCACAGAGGTATCCAGCCGGTAAGTAACATCAATGTTAATCGTTCCTGTTTCATCGGAACCAAGCACTAAAATATTGGTGCCCGGTAGGATGTAAGTGTCACGGCTTGTTGCTCCAGAGGTAATCGTATAGTCGATCAGACCCATGTGGTAGGTTCCGGTTCCACCTGTTACGAATGCCGTAATCGGCATTTCTGTTCCTGCTGTATACTCTACGGTTTCTGCTGTAATGGAAAGAGAGCTGGTTGCCACCTGATCGGTTGTAAATACCATGATCGGGTAGAACGGGGAAGCGGAAATCATTTCTTTCACCGTGTAGAACATATTCCAGTTCAGGGAAGTTGCCAGCTCCTGATAGCTGAATCTTCTGAACTGTTCCCGGATTCTAAAGAACCGGATATCCACAAGCACGCCCTGAATTGCCGGATACGGGAATTCATCCACCACGATCTTACTTACCTGTAGATCTACCTTGTTTTCATTGAAAGCGTAACCCTCAACAAATACTTCGAAGTTGGAATCGTTCTCCGGTGTTGTCAGCCAGAGAAGCTGTTTCGGGCGGCTGTGGGAGGTTGCGCCTGCGATGTTATGCTCTGGCTTTGGATAACGGAATTTCTTCACGTATGCCTTTACAAGGGAAATCATCTTTTTACTGGTTGCTTCGTCCACCGGCGCTTCTACGGTTGTAGCTGGGAGGATCTGCTTCTCATACCCTGTTCCAATAATGGAGTTGATGGCATTGTATTCATCCCAGTTGAACCCGGAAACACAAGAGATTGCTTTCGCTCTCATGAGGTCACGGACACCGTATTCGCTTGTAAAAGCGTCTCGCATATTGTCATAGCTAATGGTTGCCGGATACTGTTCCGCAAAGTTGACACGGTGGAACATCGTCATAATGTAAGACTGATACTGTTTAAATGCTTCCGTATAGTCCTCTCTTGGGTCAAACCCTTTGGATTTTGCGAAGTTGACATAGGTTTCCTCGTCAATGGAACCATAGTACATTGGGTCTTTCTTTACCACGTTAAACGGGTTATCCCAGGAATCCGAATCCACGGTCTGCATTCCGATTCTCTGCATCAAAGACGGAACCAATGCGTTTCTTGCTTTATCAATGTTCATCATGTCGTCAAACACTGCCGCAAGATTATCTTCTGTCGGTTTGGATAACCTGTTTTCCAAGCTGTATTCATTCACAGCCGCTTTCAAAAGGTTCACGTTTGTAGCTGGTACAGTTGCTTTCTTTGTTGGCATAATTTCATTACCTCCTTATTTTCATTTACTCTGTAGCGGCGTTCCAGTCAATGTCGTTAAATAAGACATCTTCTGGGGTTTGTGGGTCATTGACATCCTCATCGCTTCGACCTGCCCCGCCCATCTCGGACAGAAACCGTTCTTTGTAACGGTTGTTCAAGTCTACAATCTGCTGGTCTTTTTTAGCGGATTCGCTTCTTGCCGCTTCTAAATCCACGATAGCCTGATCGTATTTGGTTTTCCATTCCCCGGACGCTGCTTCGATGAGATAGTCAAATGCGTCCTGAACAGAAGATACGTCTGTCATCTGATCCATAATTTTTTTGATCGCTTCATCTGTGTTCATTTAATAAAACCTCCTTTTTATAAGTGGAAAATGATATATTTTTTTCTTCACCGTTTTCCCCGTGCCGGGTGGAATCGGTGACATGTTTTCCAGATAATTGTACCAATTTCTTGCGTTCCGTTTCCGCTCGTCCATAGCGGTAACTCCGGCACGCTCGAAGTTTAAACAGAACATTTCCGCCAGTGTTTCCGGTGTATCTGTACTGGAAGTGAACTCCTCGAAGCTTTGTGGAAAAGAGCTGGTTGGAATCCACTGACCGGAGGGCACTGTTTCTTCTGCCAGCCATTTACACTGACCTGCCCCATCGCTGATATCATACCCGTTTTTCACAGCCCAGTTGGTGTAGTTGGTAGATGGCGTCCACTGCACCAGCCCGAACCCCAGCTCCGGGTTGACGGATAAATTCTGCCAGATTCCCGGATTGATGGTAGATTCCCGTTGGATGTTCCCAAGAGCGCCAGCCACTGCATTTAATGTCCAGCCGTAGCCGAACATGGTAGACCAAAACACGTAGGCGTTATTTTCCATTTCATCTTGGTTTAAGTAACGGTTTCCATAAATCCATATGAGTGTTGCGGCTCCTCCTCCATATCTCCAACACTCCGTATAATAAGTAGGTGAGACAGGTCCGGAATTGATGGACACCTGATCCGCTAACGGAACGCCGGATTGATGCGCCCCCATAGTGACATATCCCTGATAGCACATTTCTGTGTGCCCCGGCTTCCACAAGATGTCTCCCGGTTTCCACTCTTCTGTTACGGGAATCTGGCCGAATCCCCAATCTTTGAGATAGCCTCTCATGGAGCTTGTGGTAAACCACGGGTTCGTCTGTGTAAAGCCTCCTTTCGTGAGGGCGGCGGATATTAAAGAAGAACAGTCATAATAGGTAATCCCATTCACTGTTTGCCCTCTCCGATAGGTTTGGGAGTAACCCACATTCGGGGCATTGCATACGGAAATCGTCCATTGGTACGCTAAACTAATATTAGGCATTGTCAGTATCCTCTGTAGACACGAATGATTTAATATAGGTTGTGAGTTCTGTCAATGCCACCGTGTTATTGTTTAACGCCTCTGTGACGCTTTTCATCTCCTCGTTATGCCTCTGGCGTTCTATCTCAAGCTGGTTTGTGTACTCTTCTCGTTGCAGTTTCACATCTTCTCGGTTCTTGTCATACATATATTTGATAAAGTACATACATAAGCCAGCTACCACAGCGGCGATTCCCACCTGCTGAATCAATTCGATCCATGCTTCCATCCATTACACCCCCTTTACAATAAGGGTTTCCCCTTTTTGTAATGAAACCTCTTTTGATGTGATATTGCCTCCTGAAGAACCTGTAGAGTTAGGGCATGCGTATTTTTTCCATGCGTCTTTTGACATATAGGCAATATCAAGATCCAGATTGTTGCTCCATCCGGGAAGTCTTCCAGTGGAAGTGTACTGATGGATCGCAACGGTGGAAAAGGCTCCAGTTCCCTCTGTTCCAAGCCACGGGTCTTTCTGGTATCCGTTTACAATTTGGTTGTTGGCATAACGAGCAACCCATAACCCGTAATCCTTTGCCACACTACTCCAATCAGCATGCCTTGTCGCACTATGCGACATGTAGATGAGTGGTCTTACTCCTGTTTTTTCATGCACCCGATCAAGCCATGTTTTGCACCACTTGACCGTGTTCGAGTTTGGCTGATTGGTGTATTCGAAGTCCAAAACCAGGATTGCTTCTCCCACGTAGTTTTCACAGTGCTTTAGAAAATAGTCTGCCTCTTCTTTCCCTGTTCCTGTTCCACGGGCGAAATGATACACTCCCAGTAGTTTTCCTGCACCTTTCGCCTCCTGATAGTGGGAATCACAGCAAGGGTCTACAAAACTAGTCGCCTCCGTTGCTTTCATAATCACAAAGTCAGCGGATATCTTAGCTAAATTGATCCCGTTTTGATAATGGGAAACATCAATTCCGTTTAATGCCATGTCTTCACCTCCTCTCTATCAGTATAGCACAGAATGTATTTAAGATCAATATTTCAGCATACCATAGTACGAAAAAAATGTCAAATAAAAGAAGCCCTACCACGGGGCATGTGACGGGGGAGACAACGCCATACCAAGATTGCGGCTGCCTGCCTTTTGTCTTTGCAATCTTGATAACGGTCACGAATTGCCGTGGGGACTTCCATCTATTATTATACACAGTATCCCTATAGTTGTCAACATTATAAAAACGATACCATGTCCAAAAATGTGTTTTTACATTCCAAATCTTGAAAACGTACGTTTCCTCGATTGAATTCCGTTCGCATCATCTGCACTAAATAGTTTGTGGTTCCGATTCGCATGAAGCGATCGTCCGTTACGTCGTTTACGGTGAAGCAGACCCTGTAAAGAAAACTTTCATCATAACTCTTTGACACATACACGCACGATGGATACCGATAGACCCCGTACAGGGTTTGATCGTTTTTGATGGTAAGCATATAGCTTCCACGACCTTTTGGTTTCTCAATCAATGCGTAGTTATCATTTAGATATTGGTTCTCAGACGCAAACTGGAAATAACCGTTGTTCTTAAACGCCCGGTTAAAACCGGAGTTCTGAAAGGCTTCTGCGGCATTCTTATTAAATGTCCGCTCAAACACCCATCCCTCTCCCCTCAGGAACCTTGTGTTTGTTTTCAACCGCTTATTGATACCAAACGTGCTGTAATATGGATTTAAGATCGACACGGTGTTGCTTGCCAAATATAAAGGGACATACCGGATGTTCTTCCCTTTCCCTCTTGCGACTGTTGTGTGGATAGAGATCAGCTTTTGCACTTCCATTGGCACATACACATTATCTTCGTCCTGATACTCGTCAAAGAACATATTCCCAACATTACGGAATACGGCGGACATCTGTTTATATTTTCTGGCGATATTTACGGCAAGCGCAAATCCAACTTCTTTTCCCTCGAATAACATCAACCGTATTTTTCCAGATGCCAAGGACTTTTCTTCATATTCCGCGCCATCATATTTCACATCAACGACATCCCCAAAGAAACTGTCTGCACACCCCGGCATGTCATCTTTAAATCGATACAAATAGATAAATTGGTTCTCATCCTCTTTTTCCAATGCCTCTTTTAATATCTTACTCTTAATGCTAAACGATTTCCCTGCTGTACGGTTTCCGTCCGCTATAAACACTTCTGGTTTCTCTCCGTTGATGTCCATCATATTGTATAATTTATAATTAATATCATAAAAGTCTCCCATGTGTCTCCTCCTTTTCTATATAGAAAAAAGGCGTGACCTCAACGCCTTTTTTCTTCTTCAATTTTTAGTTAGGAGTACTTATAGCGATCACGCAAAGGTGTAGCTATCTGATTAGATTAGTTCCGCTGTTAAGAACGTCTGCCCTTTATAGTTTGCGGATTCCTTTTTCATAACCTTAATGGTAATATCTTCTGTCTCGTCCATTTCTCCATCCGCAATCGCGTCTTCGATGTCACTTAAGATATCTTTTACGGTTGTATATAATGGCTCTGACCCGGACACGTACTTTGTACCGTCCTTGTCAATATAGACATATTTGTTGTAATCCTGATTGTCTGATTTCTCATTATGTACCTGTACGGTTACAACATTGTCAATGTTAATCATAATCGCCTGCTCCGGTGTTACCAGATCGTTTAATTCTGTCACATCGTTCAGTGCCTTGATTGCGATCTTCTCTCTTGCTGTTAATCCTTTTACACTTTCTTTCACTACTGCTTTGTAACCATTCATACCTTTGTTCTCCTTTTCTTTTTTATATTGGTTTTTTTGTTTACATATAGAATCTTACATCACGCAAACCTTTTTGTCAATAGGTTTTCGCATTTTAAATGTTTTATTTGTCAATAAGATGCCTCCTGGTATTCGCACTGCCTTTAAATTACAGCCATCTAACTCTAACCCAGCTTTGAAATCCGTTAGACCATATCCCCGTTCTAAAAACGCTTCTTTTGCTCCCTTTCCCATTCCAGCCGCTTTTAAGTCGTAGTATGGTTTCTCTAATGGCTCTCCATCTTTTTCAATCAACACTTCCAAATAGGTTTTCTGTCTTTCATAGATGGCAGATTCAAATTTCGATTCATTTTTCCAAGCGTTAAAGTTCGTTGGATGAATTACCATTCCGTTTGGTGGCTCAAACCCAAGTAAATGATTCGAATCTGTATCAGCATATAAAAACCGATCATAATTTTCCATTGCCGCCCGGATCGTGAAGTTCAATGCGTAACTAGTCACTGCCGCTCCTACCGCAATATAACCGACTTTCTTATTATGCTCCTCATGCAAGATAAAATGGATCGTGTTATCAGATGGATCAAGATACGGCTCTTTATAACTGGAATCGTCTGACATCGCAAACTTCCCGTATAAATTGTTTAGAAATAATTTCGCTAATGTCCGTAAAAAACCAGTGCTGGTTTCTTTCATCTCCTTATATCGGTTGATGTAATCATCAAACAGCCCTGTTTTCGCCCAGAACCATACATGATCTAGTATTTCTAAATCCTCTGTATCATACGTCTCTTGAAATAACTCCCAGTCTGGCTTTGTAAACGTGAACTCTCTTATGGTATCACATTTGTTCCCGTCTATATCCCGATAGTATCGATAATACCTCCCATTCATTTTGACATCTGTTGTATACAGGTTTTCTGTCGCCCGGTAATTCGCGTCTCCTCGAATATGCATCCATGGAAATTTTCTTCGCTTTAAATGAAAACGGCATCGCACTCTGATATAATAAAACTTTCTACGATCTTCTAATAAATCCATCCCGGGTGCGCCTAGACAATACTCACCGTGTCCATATGGATATACATTACCCGATGAGCTATGCATAACGGACGGATATAGTGAATTCACATCATATACGCTTCCCTCTGCTACAGGTATCCCTCGATACTTTGGATTTACATAGCACCACCCACCGTGATAGGCTTTATGGCAATACTCCCATATATTCGTGATTTTATCATCTATCATAATAGGATCTTCCCGTAAATCTGGGAACATCCGCTCATAATCATATGCCCCATAGGTGGATTTGAACTCCTCAAGACAACAACTTCCTATGGTTAATTTATTATGCCCCTCATCGAACATCTTTTCCAGTGCCTCTTTTAATACTAGCACATCGTTTTTAATGTAGGCCAACTCCTCATCTGTAATCGCACAGTTAGCGTACCTACGACCCTCATAGTTCATCGATAATTTCTTGTGTTTCGTTTTAAATGACTTGCCGATCACTTCCAAACTGCTCGGAATTAATTTTAAACTGTTTCTCATCTCAATAACTTTTTTATGATACTTTAACTTGATCGTATACCATGACCCTAGTAAAGAAATACTGGTTGTAAATTGCCTTGACCGCATGTTCTTTTCTTTTTCGTTCGTCCAAGTCCACCCATTCCTTAATAAAAAATCCACAATAAAAGACCCGTCAAACGCAATATTATGAAAATAAAATACATTGTTACCTGGCCTTGTTATGATAAACTGAATATAGTCCCTGATATTTCCTTGTATGATAACCTCTTCGCTCTCATCGTATAACCTCGTGCTTGCGGCCGCCCATACCTCTGTCCAATTCTGTGTATGGCCTGCTTCCCTTATCATTTCCTCTGTCCATACCGTTGTTTCAAAATCGGACGCCCAAAACGTGATCTCTTTCTTTTTCCTGCCGCCCAACATAACCACCGCTTCCGCTTTTTTTTGCCTTACTCCTCCGGCTCAATGACTACGTCCATTAAATCTATGATCTGCCGAAATTCATCGCTATTCATTACCCATCCCATGGATTCCGCAACTTCTGTCATTTTGGCGTTGACAACCTCGTCTCTGGAATCAGCGCCGTCTGGAAAGATGTCTGGATTGCGCTTTCTCACACGAGCAAACGCAATCTTCTCTGCTTCTGTTGCTCTTCCTAGTAGTTCGTCCGTGCGTTGACGAACCAGCATCCGCACTCTTGGATGGATCCCTGTTTCGATAAATTCATACCATCGATCAATGATAATATCATACTCCTGCACTTCGCCCATATTATCAAATGCCCTCTGAGTGATCTCACGTAATGATTTATTGCTTTCGCTGAATGAGATTGTACTTACACTCTGCAACTCACGCACTGTTTCTTGTTCAAAAGGTGTCATTTGCATAAACTCTTGATTCATTTTCTGAACCCTCTGCCGGTGTTTTCTGCCTTTCACCTGAACCGCTTCTCCCGTTAGTACATCATATAGGGTTGTGCTGGTATGCTGTTTGATCGCCTTACCTGTTTCCTTTTCAAGCCTCGCAATGGAAGCTCTTGTTGGTCTGTTCACAGGGGCAATTGGTTTTACGAAATATCCCTGATTGGTTAACCGCTTTACACGGCGTAAATAATTACGCCGTGCTTTCTGATATTGCTGCCTAATTGTCATGGTTTACGCCTTTCTTAAAATAATCCCGTTTTCTGTTTTCTCCCATTTTAAACGGTCTTTCTGTGGGTTAATCCCCAAATCATAGATCCAAGGTTTCGGGACAGTTACTTTGATAATTTCAGTTCCTGTGGAACCGTAACTGATATTGAATTGATATGTTTTCTTATTGTAATCAATCATGACAGCATAACACCTCACATTCTTGTCTTTCTAATGTCAGATGGTATCCATCTGGAATGCATGATCGTATACATATGCAATAATCATCGATCTCAATCGTGGATATTAAAGTTTCAAGCTCCCAATCTGACATGACACAGGATTTATGATACATAATAATATCAGCGTCGCCATCTGATATTATCAGTTTCACTTCCTCACCCTCCCTGATATAATCTAACACTTCTTTTACTTTCATCGCCGTTACCTCCTTAAAAATATTTGATAATTTCCATCTTTCCCTACGCATCCACGATAACTGTCTCTTGCCATCCATTTTGCTATTTGGTGATAATTCGCTTTACTTAACACGCAAAGAAATTTGTTTCCTACGTAGACACGTGTGATCGGATACTGTGCTTTTAATTCCCGTAACCGGGACATTTCTATGCGCTGTTGTTCATAGTTATGGTTGATGACATATATCAT